TATTACATACTTGTCTATTTCTGTGCTGCTTGCACTAGGATAAAACCACCATACCTCACTAAACTCTGTATTAGCACCAACATGTACTTTGTTTCTTTCTTCGACATTTAAATCAAAAAATACCTTGTCTTTTACAGTACATGGCAACTGCTGTGTTTGTCCTGAATAAATATAAAATGTATCCACACCCATCCAGTAAACGTTGTCATCTATGGCTATAGCTGATGATGGACTCATTATTGTTATGTTCTTTGATAATTCTTTAATACCAAAAGTAAATGGTGGTCCTATAAACCTCATTGCGTGTAAAGTTTTATTTGTAAAAACTAATATTTGTTCTTTTGTTTCTACAGCTTGCACAAATGTAGACCCACCACCTAACCTAAGATCTCCTGCTGTGTTAGTAGTTGTTGGAAAAAAATCAACAGGATTTTCCTGTGATGAGAATCTAACTAACAACGGGTCTTGTACTCCGTCACCCTGTGTTGCTGTTGGCGTTGCACCTAATCCATCACAACCAAAAACAATAACATGCCTATCTTGGTCTGAAACAAGAACCTGTTTAGCTATTGTTGGGACACTTGTTTCTCCTGAAAATGTACTTGTAGCACTAAGTTCTATAGCTCTGTTACCAAGCCCAGTAGTTTTATCCCAGTAAAATAATCCACCATCTCTAGGATTTATTATTAGATCCTCACCAAAATTATCATGTGACCATGTTCTGATTTGCGCACCCGGTGTTGTAACCGATGCGGCATTACCCCATCCAACAAAATCATTAGCAGAATCTGCATTACCAACAGCCAATCTTACAAGGGTGTTATCTGCATGTGTTGCTGCAGTTGTGCCACTATGTCCACGAGTAACAGTCATAGTATTGTCATCAGCAGTAGCTGATACAAGCATAAGCTCTTCTTCTACAAGTATTACGTCATTAGCAGTGTTCATACCTGTCTCATCATCTACATCTACATCAGTTTCACTTGCATCTAATGCTTCATTTAATTGTGTTGCTAAAGCACCAGATGTTGTTCCACTCCACTGTCCTGCGCCCCATCCTGTGCCACCAACTGTCACATCTAACCCAACATTTAACTGATATGTGCCAACAACACTACCACCACCATTGCCTGTGTCAGATGAATTAGCTGTAACACTAGATGTTATTGTATAAGCATTAGAGCTTATTAATGATGTTATTTGAAACTCTGCATTTAATATTGTAGCTGTTATTACACCACCTAAACTAGCAGCACCAGAAAATGTAACAAAGTCATTTTCATTTGCGCCATGAGCTGGGTCTGTTACAGTAATTGTTGTAGATCCATTTGTTGCGGAAAACGTCACATCACCTGCTCCTGTTGTAGATCTAATAGGGGTTATATCACTAAATGTTTGCCCCTCTTCTATGTAATATTTTAAGTGTGTGCCAACACCCATAAAATCAGAGCCATCTAATGCTACCCAGTTATGTAATCTTCTAGCACTGCCTAAATATGTATTAGGGCTAAACTTCTCCCAGCCACCTATCTTTTCTGGAGAACCTAATCTAAATCTTATTTTATCGCCATCAACAAAACCACCTTCATTACTATAAGGTGTAATATCTGATACAATACCTGATTTAAATACTATTTTATTTAAAGGCATTATGCTGTACCTCCAGTTAATGATCCACTACCACTTGATGTAACATTACTAACACCTTGTATTGATTTACCTGATGCTCCACCAGAACTTCCGCTTGATCCATTTGTCGGTGCAGTGGCTGGAAAACTTACACTAGTGCCACTCCCATTACCGCCTGTTGATCCACTTGACCCAGCAGCACCAAACGCTCCACCAGCACCTCCTGCTCCACCAGATCCTGCATTATTAGATCCAGATCCACCACTTGAACCAGATCCAGCAGATTGATTATATCCTTGACCAACACCACCCGCTCCACCAGAGCCACCATCTTGTGTAGCTAAACAAGTACCAGAAACAGAACCACTTAAAGTGTTATAATAAAAGTTTGGCGCACTTGTTCCTTGATGTGCAGTTGTACCAAAAACAGTAAAATATGTGGTTGTCGATGCTGTAATACCTGCTGTACCGCTATTAGATACAGTGGTGCCAGAGCTTGATGTGCTTGTACTTACAGATATTTGTGGTGTTCCATATCCACTTCCATATGAAGCAGAAATAGAAGCGGATACAGTATAAACTCCAGTTGTATTAGTTTGTGCCGAAAAATAAATAGGACCTCTATTAGCACAACCACCAGAAAGACCTGTTCCTGCACCACCTAGAGAATTTAAATCAAACTGTGATGGATTTATACCTCTGCTAAACTGTCCTCCAATACCACCCCACAGTCTATCACCAACAACGCCAACACCGTCTAAATTATTTCCAGAACTACCATAAGTAGTAAACCAACTTGGAGAATTATTTTGTGGTGTAGATGTTCCACCACCACCTAAATCTGTCAAACTAGAAAAAGTAGCATTTGCTGTAAAAACACCTTTACCACCAGTGCCTCCAGCGCCACCACCTCCACCACCAGCTTTGATTGTGCCATTATTTACTAAAGTAACAGCAACACTACCATCAACTTGTAAGGCATTACCACCTGCCGCACCTGCCGCACCTCCAGCACCTTCTATGCTACCATTATTAGTTATAGTTATTGTACCTGCACCAGTGCTATCTATTTTCAATGCTGGAGCAGAAGTGCTAGTTGCACCCACAGTCTGTGATGAATTAATTACTATTTCTTTTGGATAGTTAACTGCAAAGTCATCACCAAAAACACCAACACCACTTTGATCTGTGGCAGTAGATGAATAAGTTTTTCTAAACGCTCTCTTCTGTCCGTAAAAGTCATTAATAGATATTGGACTACTATTTGCACTCGTTGGTACATCTGCTGATAGGTTTGTGGCTGTATTGTTGGAAGCATTTGCTCTGACCAAAGATCCGCCTCTGTAATAATCGTTTAACAAAATAGGGGCAGATGAACCATTATTATATTCATCTCTTATATCTGATAATGATATTGCGCCACTAGATTGTAATGTCATTATAAACTTGTTCCAAACGCTGTTACATTATTAGCTGATGTTACGGCACCGTTAGAACCTAATTTAAAAACTGTTGTGCCATTATATTTAAATAATAATTCGTTATCTCCAGTATCTAACGATATTGCCCATTTACTAGATCCAAATAAAATTGCGTTTCCATTTGTATCTAAATCACCACCTAATTGTGGTGTAGGGTCTGCAACTAAATCTGTTGGTGCAATAGATGTTACATTAGCATTAGCACCTGTGCCATCTGCAAAAAGTATTGCTGTTAATCCCGTGGCAACTGCAACTGTGCTACCACTGCCACCACCTTGTTTTACTGTGGCAGTTTGACCACTGTCATTCTTAATAAAATACCATTTTTGCTGATCGTTAGGATCTATTGTTAAATTAAAAGCTCCTGATGGAGATCCTGACAATATAATAATTTTAAACTGACCATTAGATAATGTGCCATCACTTGTTGTAAGTGTTGTGTTACCTGTAATAGTTAATGTTACAGATCCATTTAAGGCTCTATCTATTATATCAAGGTTATTGTTTGTGGTGTTACCCCAAGTACCAGCCTGTTCTCCAGAACCTATTTTTTCTATGCCAGTATTTGATGTATATGTACTTGCCATGTTTACCTCACTATTTCTGTATATGTCTCTGTGCCACTAGGCGTAATCTCTGTCCATGTTTCTGTGCCACTCGGAGTTATTTCTGTAAAAGTTTCCTCTGTTGCTGATGCATTTACTTCTATAAACATTATATCTCCAGAAGATGTTTTTGTAAAATTCAAATCTGCTGTAGCTGATGTTATGCCTATCAAGGTCCCTAAAGATGTTTGTGTAAAATCATGGCTTAAAACTATCTCTGTAATATCTAATCTATTAGCGGCAGTTGTCTGTGTGAAGTCAGCACTTATGTCAGCAGACGTAATTCCTATTAATAACCCAGTTGATGTCTGTGTAAAATCTCCACTTAAATCTGCTACACCAGCTAGTATACCAACACCTACAGATGTTTTAGATGCAACACCATTTAGCTCTGCACTAGCTGCAAGTAAGTTACCACCTACATCAGCGATGGCGGCTTCGGCGATGGCAGCATGACCAAGCACTATGAACCCTCCAACGCAGTTAACCTTTTTTGTAAATTGTTTATGTTTGTTTCTTGTGAACTTATTCTAGCCTCTAATTCTTGTATGGTTTTTACAAGTAAAGGCACTAACTTGCTTTGGTCTATACCTTGATAAACTGGGTTATCATCATCATCTACTTCATTGTGTGTTCCAGTAATTGCTTCTGGTACAACTGACTGTACTTCATGTGCTAAGAAACCATCTACTGTTGTATCTGCATCTGCTATGAAGTTAAAACGAACTGGATTAAGTTGCTTTAGCCTAGTAGTTGCATCCCAATCTGCTGTTATATTTTCTTTTAATCTGTGGTCTGAAGAAGTATTGTAGGCTGTTGCACCAGAAGATACACTTATTGAGCCAACTTGACTACCATTACGATACCATTTAGCAGGTGTACCATTTCCATTATTTATATTAACTCTTATTGCACCACTTTGATTTGTGGTAATATCAAGTTGTGCATTTTGTTGCAGTTGTATTTTTTGTTCGTCAGCTGTATTATTAGCTTGGGGCCATGTGGTTGTTCCTATAGAGCTACCAACTTGCAACCTTCCAGCAGCATCTATTCTCACACGTTCTGTTGTATCAACATAAAATTGATGCCCTAAATATCCTCTATATTCCAAATAAGTTGATGTAGTGCCACCAGCTTCTAATCTCACATTATTTGTTGCATCACCACTTCCTGCTTTAATAGTTAAAGTTCCACTGTTTGGTTGAAAAGAAACTGTATCGTTGCCACCATCAACCAATAACATATTTGCTTGATTGTTTGACTCAACACGAAAATCTAGGTCAGCTTCACCTTCTTCATTAATGACTATTCCTTCACTACCAGTCATTCTCATAAATTCTCTATTTGCACCACCATCTAAAACATTAAACTGAAGTCTACTATCTTCTGAACCATTAGAGACATCAGTTACTTGTGCTTCTATTTGAACTGCTGCTGTTTCGTTTCCTGCATCATCATCAAAAGTAAATTGAACACGACCTAGTATATCATTATCAGCTGGACTAGCACTATCTCTCTGTAATCGCAATACTGGTCCTCTATCTCCATCATCATCAGTAGATATTAATGTAAGTTGTGGGTTATTATCATCAGTAGTTATAGTTGTGCCATCATTTATAGTAGCACCTGCTCCTATAAGTCTCGCTAAATCACTTGCTCTTGTCATCCGTCATCTCTTTATCTTTTAGTAATGTTATAAGATTATTTGTGTAAACATTTTGAGAAACAGTTATTCTATCTAATTGTTTTTTTAATTTATGTGCTTCTGTCTGACATTCTTGTATCTGTTCAATGTAATATTTCTGTTCTGTTGTTAAATCAGATCCATCATATTTTTTATCGTTAATATGTATTATATTTGATTTTGTCATTACCAAGATACCCCACTTGCTGTTGTTGGTGTTTTCTTTTCTGCTATCTGACTTGCAATACTATCTTCTATGCTTTTTACTTCATCTGCACCTAAAGCATCTTTCGCCCATTGTATGGCATTTGCTTCTTTGATGTCTTTGTATGCTATAAAATCTTTACCTAGTGTTACACCTACTGTGCCATATGATGAACCAGTATTGCCATCACTATCTGTATCACTTGCTCTCCAATGTATATTTGTTACTACATCATCTTTGCCATCAAGTTTGATTGCTCTATCCATGTTGGATATTGTCCATGTTACTGTCATTTTATTCTCCTTTTAATTTTTTCACTTCTGCTTCAAGTGCGTCTATTCTTGTAAGTGCTTCTTGTAATGTCTTTGTTAGAAGAGGTACAAGTTTAGCTTGGTCTATGCCTTGTGGATTAATTATAGTTTTACCATCTTCATCAAGTTTGTTATCTCCAACAGAAACACCATCAGGTAATTCTTCTCCACTTTTCCAAACTTCTAACGCATCTTTTTCACCACTTACTGCTTCAGGAACAATGCTTGAAACTTCGTGTGCTATAAAACCATCAATAGTTGTATTTTTCTCGTCTGCTATCCAATTAAACCTACAAGGTTTTAACTGCTTTAATCTTGTGGTTGCATCAAATTCATAAGAAACATTTTCTTTTAAACGATAATCAGATGATGTATTGTACGAAACCCCTGAAGTACCATTTCTTTTTACACTTCCTATTCTACCTCCTGATGAATTTAAAAAGTCAATATAAATACCACCATTTGTATCTGCCTCAGAATATGCAACAATAACTGCTTTACTATTATAATAATCAACTGACTTAAAAACTGCCGCATCATCTACTTGTAAATCTCCAGTTTTGTGGTAACTAGTTCCACCTATCTGAACAGCGCCGCCATTAGTCACTCTCATACGTTCTGTTAACGAACCACCATTTGCTCTTGTAGAAAAAAGTAAATGTGCTGAATCAGCAGCATCTGCTCGTATTGATTGTACCCTAGCGTTATTGCTTGTACCATCATAAAAAGCAAGAATACCAAGTATCTGTGTGTTACTGGCAGTACCGTTGTTACCTATTTGAATAGTTGCATAATCTTGAGAGCCAGTACCTTGTAAAACCAAACTTGTGCGACCATCTCCAAAATCAGTAAGCACTGAGGTTCTGCCTATTAAAACATCACCAGCACTAGATATCCTTGCTTTCTCATTTGCATTTATTCCAAATATTAGGGGATTGCTACTTGAATCAGATGAAACCA